ATTATCTCCTCTGTTGTTTCTTCTACTGTTTCAATTTCTTCTTCTTCAGTAATTGAAATTTCTTCTTCTTCCATTGCAACATCTTCAATAACTTCTTCTATAATTGGTTCTTCTGCAATAGCTTCTTCTAATTCTTCAAAGTCAATGTCCTCAAAATCTTCAAGGTCCATTTCTTCAAAATCTAATTCTTCAAAATCTATTTCTTCAAAATCATCTAATGCTATATCATCAAATTCAATGTCATCAAATTCTGCTATAGCATCTAAGATAATAATTTCTTCAAAATCTAAAATATCTAATTCTATTAAAGCATCTTCAAAAGTAATTTCTTCAAAGTCCCAAATAATTTCATCAAAAACAATGTCATCTAAAAAGCTATCATCAACTTGAATATCATTTATTTCTTCTTGAACATCATCACTAAAAGGAGGAATAACAGAATAATTAACATCGACTGTAACATTATCAATATCAGGTCCACAATGACCATTACAAGCTACAATAGTATCAATATCTAATTGTGCTTTTATATCAAAATCAGTAGCCGTGTTAGAACCTATAATAATAGTATCTGTATAGGTTTGATAATTGTTATGATTGTCCGTAATAATTCTTGATTGTGTATTAACATTACCATCATTACCTGTAACTGTTTGTGACATAGTAACACTATCAGTACCATTCCAAAACCAAATGTCTGAACTCATGGTACTATTAAAACCATTTTGCATGTCAAGACTGGTCATGTTAGTTTTTTCAGACAATGTTATTGTTTGACTTACACCACCATTATTTAAAGTAGCCAATGAACCTGATGCACCACATCCTGAATTATTATTATCAATGGCACTACCTACACATTCATTACCTATATTATTATGATGTTGTTGCGTTGAACCGTGATTAGTCCAGTTGTTTAGTCCATCTGAAAAACCTGAATTAGTTAATAAATTGCCTGTTGTTTCAGCGTAGGCAAAATTAGTTATGACGGTTAGGTATAATAGTATTATTAAACGGGTCATTGTCACTTTCTTCTTTTAAAATTTGTAAATCTACACTGGCCATATATTCAACTCGTTCCATGTATTCTTTATAGTCAGGTCTAAGTTTGGGATATTTTTCCCACATCAATCGTGCTTTTTCTCCGAGCAATCCTTCAAAGGGACAAGGAGTATTAGCTTCCATCATGGCCATAAACACAGATTTTTTTTGACAGAGCAAAGTAATTCCCGATACCTTCATGCCAAAATCCGTAATTACCTTCGCATATTTTATACGAATACATTCCTCATCGTACACATGTTTACCTCCTGAGATACCTACTAAAGAGGATGACACTGAACCACTAATACCCATCGAACAAACGTCTTGACTCATAGCTGAGTAAGAAGGTGCGGAAGCTGTATTAACGGGTATCTTTGACCCTGTGGAGGAGTTAGTTGTTGTTGCTGTTGTATTGTTTGTTTGTCCACCTGAATAGGTGTTGTTTGTGGTCATGTTGCCGTCAATTAATGTGTTGGACCCACTTTCATTTGTCTGTGTGTTGTTGGCTAAGACTGGGTTCGCTAGAGAAAATAAAAATAATAATATAATTAAAACAAAAAGATTAAAAAATATTATGCGGAACAAGTATCGCACTCCTCAGGGCAAACACATTGATCTTTTGTTTCAGCACCACAATCAGGACAAGGATTAATTAGCATCTTCAATATCCTGTAATCTTTCCATTTCTGCTTTTATATCTGCTTTAGAAATTGGAGTTGTACCTTCTAACCAATCAATTTCTGCATTATCAATATCTGTACCAGTAGGTGCTTTGACAACAAATATAGCACCAGAATTTAAACTTTGAATTGCGTCATCTATTTTAATTATCATGCTAAAATCTCCATTAAAACCATTGATGATTGGTCATTACCAGAGCCATTAACTCTAGCACCACCAGTTCCATTTACATAATTTGCCATTTGTGTTTTATATGTAACAGCAGATGTTGTGTTCGGAGAGTCCAGATAAAAGAAACAAGCAGAGCCAAAATCGTTTCTTGTAGCTTCTTCTGTTTCTCCACCAATAGATATAAATTGACCTAAGACTGTACTATCTCTTAATAATTGTAATTTAACACCTGTATTACCAGAAGATTTCATACATTGATGTTCACACATTATTAAAACTTTTGAACTTGTTGCAGATGGTGTAAATGATTGACTTAATGAAGTGTCAGCAAATGTATTTGAAGAAGTTGCTTGATATGTTCCATCTACTTTATTTATAACCTGTCCTACTTTTCCACCACTAAAGTTTGCATTAGGTAAAGTACCTGTAACTCCTTGTGCTAAATTTAAAAATGTCTGTGCCATTATGGTTTACTCCAAATTGAATGTGTTAATTGGTCAAAAGTAGAAGAATTTTCATCTTTATCT